AAACGCCTCTGTTCCCTCTTTGAACCAAGTATTAGGCTTGGCAAAATATCTTTTCATTTTCTTTCTCCCAAAAAAGTGTTAGGCAACCAGACCACCTAACTGACTGTTTCCAGCCCCACCCGCAGATTAGCAATCATGGAGTTTATCCCTCTCCCGCTTCATCCTTACAATCGGGGTAACTTCATTTGAAGGAGTGGCAGGGTTCTCACCTGCAATTGACCAAGTATTCCCTTTTAAGACTCTTATTCCTTGGTCCGGGTCGTATATCATCTCAGTAGAACCCTGCGTAATACCGCCTCACTCCTATATGCTCTTTTTACTATAACAAAGCAATGCAGCAAAGTCAAGCACTTTTTTACTTTATTCGCCGTCTGGATCCTCGTAAAACCTCTTAGCGTCTCCTTGTCGTGTATCAAAGTTTTGCACCACCTCTTCCATAACAACATCATAAACACGTTGCTTGAATTCTGCATCTTCCGCCATAAGATCGTTCCACTTGGAAGGCTGAAACTTCTTGCTATAACCATCTTCCATCGTTAGTGTATACCAAGCGCCCGCCGATGTAAGTTTGGGAGATCCCTTAATAGCCTCAAAAAGGCTCTCATCACAGCGAATTCCTACTTCATCTGTTCCCCAGAGGATACGGAAAGCACAGTTTCTGCCTTGTGTTCCAAAGCGAGACTTCTCTAACTTTGCCTTTACTTCTGAACCGATGCGATATCCCTTGTCGTCTTCAATATATGCCGCCTTGGACTTGCGACCAGTGAGCCAAATACGCAAAGAATATGAATATTGAAGTGCTTTACCTCCCGGCGTCATATATGGCGTCGTCATTGCGACAATACGTGCATTGGGTCCGCTTGGGATGTTTGCCTTCAACTGGTTCAACACAAGGAACGTTGCTTGCTTGTCTGCGATAGGAATAATAAGTTTAGACATACCCTTTGCAAGAATACGTGCCTTAACAGCCATTGAGGACTGTGGGTTGAAGTCTCCTTCGACATCTGAAACAGATGGTGTAAATGCTAACGAGTCCCAGATAAATACAAGTTGTTGATCTGCTGCTCCGAGCAATTCTTCAACGGTTTCTAGAACGAACTCGACAGAGGATGCCTGAACATACATTAACTGGCTTAGATCGCATCCTGCTCGCTCCAAGAAGTCTGGGTCGATAGCAGACTCGGAATCAAAGTAAACGACAAGCTTACCCGTTTTCTGGGCGTTTGCTGCGATCTGTGCAGCCATATAAGACTTGCCTGTTGCCTCAAGACCTGCGATCTCCGAAACCTTACCGACTGGAATACCTGCGACTTGTCCCTTGCAAATGATAGAGTCAAGCCAGCGCGAACCTGTTGGGATCCACTCTTTTACTTCTGTTGGGTTGTCGCCTGTTAGATCGTGTGCGACATTTCTGCCTGCCTTTTTATTGACAAGCTTCATTAAATCTTGCATAGCCACTCGTCCGGGCTTAGTGTCTGTTTTTGCTTTCGCAGCCATTCTTTTCTCCTTATTTTTCAATGACGATAACGTATTCTGTATTCTTTGTCTTGCTCGCGTTTTCTGCTTCTTTGCCGCCGGCACCCATCGCTCTCATGACATGTCGGGAGTGCTCCTTCTCATGGATAGTGAAGTTTTTATACTTAGCACCCATTTCCTTCATTTCATCAAGAGAGATAAGTCCCTCATCGCTATATGAGAATACCACATATTTTACTGGAAGTCTATCAACTAATTTCAAAGTTGCATCATAAGCAGTCTTTTTGCTGTACCAAGGACTGATCATATCCTTGTCGTGTGTCTCTTTGTTCTTCTTGATTCTGTCCAAGCGCCTGTTTGTCTTTAGAGACACTTCTGGCTTGTCCCAGCGGACGATACTATCCCAAATGTGATAATAAGTAGAATAGTCGGCTGCTGTATAAGGAGGATCAAGATAAGCAACCTCTGCCTCTGGATACTCCACCTTTAGAGCGTCTCCAACAATGTGCGTACCAGCAGGACCAGCATGAGAAGGTAGCAGTTTAAGCTCAAGTGGCGTATCAACGCGAGGAGACTTCCAGCCCTTCAAATATGCTTGCTGTAGTCCGACTGTGTTGTCAACCTTGTCTAAAGCAAAGATAAGTGATGCTATGAGCGCCATCTTGTCTGTATGTGGTAGATTGTATGTTTCAATCTTCTCTCGAATAGCATCAGCCTTTGCGCCGTTGGGCTTCTTCCACACTTGGATTAGATCTCCAACTTCATTTGTGGCATCACAATAATTTTCGGTCAACCAACCGGGGGAAGGATCGAGCGCATTGAGTTCATCAATATATTGTTGCAAATGGCCCATCTCGCCACTATTGCAGATCATTGCGTGGCTATATGCTTCAGATGCCCATGATAGATCGCTAGTTGTCACCGTGTATCCAAGCGACTTGAATGCTTGAGCTACGCGGGTAGTGCCAGTAAAGACATCAATAAGTGTCTTTTCCTTCAGGTCCAGCGACTCAATTACCTCCGCTATGAGAGGAATAATCTTGTTTTTGCTTCCGAGGTATCGGATGCCCTTTGTTTCAATAGTTGTCATTTTCTTCCCTTAAAAAGTTGTGCTGATGCATATCCATCTGCCAATGCTTGTGTGCTGTTTCCCCTAAGTGGAACTCTGAACTTCAGATTTTCCGAAATAAACCTTCTGTCTTCAAAATCTCCCAAAATGAGAAGGCGCCCGTCATTTGAGAAATGCAAGTACAAATCAAAATTATCAACGTCTCGATAATCAAACAATATCTCTGTACCCAAATATTGATTACCTTCGTTTGTATCATGATCATGAATATATTGCGCTACTCGTTTGACACGCTCCGGGGACCAGTTGAAGTATACTTCTTCAAGATATTGTGTGATTGTGGCTAGCGAGCTTTCTTCAAAAATGCCTTGATAAAGCTTTCCGTTGTCTTTTCTCCAGCCTGCTTGCTTAGCTGACGCATTAGTTTGCCTAAAGCTTTGGTGCTCTCGACCATGAGCCTTAATGTTGGCAGTCTTGTCTTTCGCTTCCAAATGCAACCCGGAGGCGTTAATATCTTGATCTTTTGCTCTAGTAACACTCTTTAGAATCAAAGACAGAACCACTTCTCCCTGTCCGGTTCCTTTCTGCGAAACTTTCATAAGTTTTGGAAGCAATAGCTGCCAGCACCCGTTATTTGCAAGCTGTGGATGTAGTTCCGCTATTGATGTTACGGTGTTTGTGCCATGCCATTCTCGGGCGTCCAACTTAGTTTCTTCGTCCATCAGAATGCTCAACATCTCAAAACCGTCGCCAGTTCGAATATGAGAAACGTATCCAGAATCTTGAACTGCACTGACCACTCTTTGCAGCATACCGCTTGTAAAAACATCATGAAACTTAAGATGTGTCTTTAAGGCATCTATTTGTTTTACCCACCTGTTCAGTTCTTCTATCTGCTGGCTCATGTTTCCCTCCTTGAGCTATTGATAGCATAACACCCCTCCACGGGAATGTCAAATACTTTAGTTAATGTTTATTAACCCTTGATTAGTATCTCGGATGACTGCTTGCTTTTGTTCATTCCGTAAGCCCATTCAGCTTCGATAATTTCATATCCATCATACATCTCTCTTATCTCCGGACAGTCATTATAAGACATAAGCCACCCATCACGACTTGTCAAGATAGAATGTAGGCGCTCATGATCAAATGAGTCATGAAGATTGCCGTCAATGCCGTATAGCGAGTTCTGTGAACCTTCAAGCATGTACGGCGGATCAAGATATAAAAACGCATTTGGGTGGTAGTCTATGGCGTCTTTAAAGTCTGCATAATCAACTCTGAAGTTTTCTGCTTTAAAGTCTCGCAGTCTTTGCACTGATGAGTGGGTGAATCTGGCGTATGACGCCCTCTCAGACCACCCACCACTAAATGTAGCACCAGAGAAACTTGCTCTGTTGATCGCGTAATACTTTGCTGCTCTTTCATATGAAAACATAAACGAGTCAGTTTTAAGTTCTTCACGATATTGATGAAACGACTCTTTTGAGCAGCCTGTGACAGTTTCACCAGATCTTATTGCGTATTCTTCTCGCAAACTTTCTACTGCGTCTGCAAGTTGTTCGTTTCCCTCGCATAACGCCATCCAAAACCAAACAAGTTGCTTCATTTTATCGTAGCCAAAGATTTCCACGCCACGATCTGCAAGTGCTAGTTCCACCGAACCACCCCCGAAGAATGGCGAGCAAACTCGCTTAACATTCTCGGGGATGTGAGGGAGGATATGTTTGACGGCACGTGACTTACCGCCGGGATATCGCAGTGGTGTTTTCATTTTTTCACGCGGCGGACTTGGATTCGAGCAACTTAATGAATAATTCTGTGATCATTTTGCACCTTTTCAAAGATCCTTGCCAATTGACCCTAGCGTGTTCCCTGTATCCGTCTCCTGACTTATCTGCCTTTTTAAGGGCTTCGTCTGCACCAATAAGCATATTTAAGTAGTTGCGCTCATTCAGTCCATAATCCTTTATAGACTTGTTTTGTGACCATAAATAAGCCTGAAACCACATAGACAACAGCAGGTTTGATATATCCGAACTGCCGCTTGAAGGCTCATAGTGGCGAATACTCCTTCTGTGAAATTCCATCGCGGAGTCTAGCCAAGATAACTCATCTCCATATGCAGACATCGAGCGATCCGAAAATGTGCCCTGAGATAACTCAAACGTATCTGTTCCTTTCGCGTAATATTGATCCAGTACGCTCTTTGCCACAGGTGGGCGCTGAGAGGGGTTGTCCTTTAACGCTCTCGCATGAACCAAAAACTTAACAATATGTTCTGCATCTTGCATTCTATTGCGCGCATGTTCTTTAAAGCACGAGCCTATTGCAGAATAATACTTACCATCCTTTCCGGAGCGTTCTCGGACCCAATGTGCGATATAGGTTTGTTCAGAATTTCGCTTTTCTTGTGGGTTAAGGGGCATTCCATCATTCAAGCTACGAAATTGTCGTGGCAAGCTCTCAAAAGCCAAGTTGCTGTACTCTTGGAGCACAATTGAGGCTCCCAAAAAAGCATAGCGTACAGCCGGATCTAAATCCTTAAAATAACAGTTCTTGTAGGTATAGGTATTTCCACGGTCTGTAACGGTGCCCGTAAAAGTGATTTCATTGTTGCGGAAACGCCACAGAGTCTCTGTCCTGTTTTGTCCATCCATTGAAACATAACGGGAACCTGTGTTAATAATTGTGTCGTAGTTTTTTGATGGATGATTCTGAGCGCAGTTGAGAACATTTGCCAGAACAATTGGCGTAGTGGCAAAATTATCAAAGACGCTCTGAAGATAGTTAATTTGTGTTGGTCGGTTCCATACATGATTTCGTTGGAACCACTTTGGCACCTCAATTGTGTTATAAATACTCAGCAATGCATTCACAGTTGTGGTTCTGGTAAAAAAATTCGTTGACATATTATCTCCTTTTTGAATATGCTTCAAGAAGCCTCTTTAACGCGAGGGCTTGAATATTGAATTTAAATGCGGCAGACTTTACACCGGTCTGCCAGCGGCTTTTACTACTCTGTAGTTGTCTCACTCTCTGTTGTGCCGGTGGTCTCTCCCTCAGCACTAGTGGTTTCTGTCTCCGTTGTAGTGGTAGCAGAAACCTCCACAGATTCGGTGGTGGTCGTGGTTGTTGCTTCTGTAGCAGTCTCGGTGGTATCCGTAGATACTGCTGCTGGATCAACTTCACAGGTGCCGTATGCGGTCGCAATGACGAGAGCGCCTCCGACAAATGTTACCCTGACCTTCCATGAAGACCATTGTGATTTCAACCAATCCATAGTATTACTCCTTTTTGATTAGTAAAATTAAGCAGAGTATTAACCCGCTCTGCTATCGGTATCTCAAACTAAATGGCTTACTTTCCGTTCATCAGTTCGTTGAAGGCTTTATCTACGTCACTAGTGGCATTTCCATATGCTACAGTTTCGCGAGAACGGGATTCGGCACTTTGGGTGCCTGAAAGTTGCTCATCGAGAATGCTGTCGATCTCTTGTGGAGTGTGGCGCTCAAAGAGAGATCCGAAGTCAGGCATACGATCGAGGAGGGCAGGGATCGCTTCCGTATCTTCGAGCAATGGGGACGTGTTTCGCCTCATCTTCATGTTAGTTTGAGGGTATGCGCCCGGTGTGGTGGGCTTAGTGTAAGTCAGCGTGATGTCAGTACCCTCACTGGCATCTGTGATGTCCCCATATTCGGGGTCGAGGATATATCCAAGAAGCAACTCGTAAGCCTTCTTGCCGTATCCATAAATCTTTACTCCCTCTTCCTCTCGTCCACGAACGAGTACTGGTGAGAAGTAACGTGCTCGGACAAACAGAGACTTCGCAAGTTGCTTGCTAGCGTCGTCGTTGTTCTCCGTCGCGTCCTTCCAGACCGAAGAGGCAAACTCGCAAATTGGGCAGTTCTCGCCAAAGTTGCGCTTGGGACAAAGAATGCCGCCCTTGTGCTCGCCCACGTTATAGTGGAAGAACATCTCCTTAAGCGGATCTCCATCTGAAGTCGGTACAATGCGGATGTCGGTGTCTCCCTCATCGGGCTTAAACCACACCGAATCGCCCTTGTCGGCTCCCTCACCACGAAGTGTGGCAAGTTTCTTTCTCATTAGTTCCATATTGATTGACATTACTTTTTTCTCCTATTGTTTAAAGTATGCAGTGCGTTCCACAGCATCTAATGTATCACTCTTGTTCTAGCCTGTCAAGAGTATTTTGTTGATTTTGTATTGCGTTAGTATGGGCAACGCAGAACCCAAAGTCTGGTAAGTGTGTCTCGTAGATTGCATACGAAATCTTGCGGTAAGCATTCCGAGGCTTAGTCTTCAAAATGTCTACCAACTTCTTATGCAATCCTTTTTCCTTTTCTAATCTTTCTTCATTTATGCACATATAATAACATAATTCTCTCTCCGCGTCAAGGTCAAAAAGCCATTTTTCTTCAAGTTTCTTCATACTCAAAATTGAAACAGATCGTATCTTGTTGATGTCCTGTGGTCTTGAAACATTGCCGACATGAGGCTCTGTGTGCTCAAAGTAGTTGAGATAATGCACGCTTGAGAAGATCGTCTCGTTTAGCATATCATAGTAGTTTTTAAGGTTTATGTTTTCAAGG